GGCTTGCGGCCACGGTCTTCATCCGGTGTGTCGTCAACGATCTCTATTTCAGGCTCGTCTACGACCTTCTCTTCAGGCTCAGGTTCTACAACCTTACTACCTAAACGAGACTGCTTTTCCTCGATTTCATCGGGAAACTCATATTCTGTCTTGTCTAATTCTGCCATGGTTGCTCCTTAGAAGGGGCGCTGAATACCGCGAGGATCTTGAACCACAGCTTCTACGCTATCGTCATTGATCAAACGCCACTCAGTACCATGAATCTTCATCCGTGTACCGCTGTTAGGGCGGGTAATGATGAAGTCGCCAACCTTGCAGGATGGGCCAGAAGGAAACCTTTTTTCGTCTTTAAACGCATCAGGCCCCATTTTTGCCACAAACAACACGGGAGAAAGAAGCTCCTCATGATGCATCATGGTAGCGGTTTTGTACAACAAACCGGATTCACCAAGCTCTTCTTCTGCTTTCGGAAGCATACAGAGGAGATGGTATGTGGCTGGATCGGGCACTTGTTTTGCCTTTTCCTCTGATGATTTGTTAAGTACACCAGCTAAATCCACTGCACTGACATCGAATTCAGTCATCTTCATATCTTTCAAGTTTTCGAACAAGGTCATTGATTAAAGACTGTGCGTACAGTAGACCTCGAATTTGCCCGCACATCTCTCGATAGGCAGGGTAATCTTGCGCTGCCCCACCTCCAAGACTTTCAAGAAGGTTTTTCTCCTTCTCTTGAAGATCAGTTAAAAGATATTTAAAACTCTGACCTTCATACATAGTTATGCTCCTCGTTTAAATAGGTCAACTTGAACCTTTTGGTTATGTTGTTTTTCCTGCGCTTGGATACGAGCCATGTCGAGTTGAGCCTGCGTGTCGATCCGCTTGTTCTCAAGTTCGAGTTTGGCTTTTGCCATTTCAATATCGGCGGCAATTTTCTGCGCCTTGGTCTGCTCGGCCTGACCCTTAAGCTGGAGTTCAGCTTGTTGCATCTGGATGAGCGGATCTTGTGCTTGCTGCTGGGCTTGCTGTTGTTGCTGTTGAGCTTGGTTAAGCTGGAGTAACTGGGCGGAGCCTTGGGCAACCAGACGGGACAATTGAACTTCCACGTCTTCTGGTAGTTTGGCATCTGGAGCAGGGAGAGGAACTCCGACCTGCTCTTCGACTTTCTTGCGGTACAAGAACGCCAAGTGTTCTGCTATGTGAGCCATCGCTGACGCTTGGATCTTCTGTGCCATTGGGTTTTGACCAATCTGAGCGGCAATCATTGGATCCTGCATGAAGGATGTATGCGCTGCAATGTGCGCCTCATGATCCTGATAAATGAATGCTTTGGTTGGCTTTCCGTTAAGGAATGCCATGTTCTCACTGATCGGATCTTTAGGTGTTTGGTCTTCTGCGCCGGGGATCAGTTTGTCTGCGTTCTTGATACCCAGAACCTCAATCATCTGGCGGTGCAGCAAGGGAAGATCATAGATCTGCGGAGCACCCTGAGCCAACTGGATCACAGCCTGATACTGCATGATCCTTTGGGCCATTGTGGAACTGTTGGGATCAGATACAGGAATGACTTCAACTAAGTCGTAGTCAGACTGCTTAACCTGTCTGTCGTTGCCTTGTGGGTCGTACTCATACTCGGCAGGCGAGTAGTCTCTGATAATACTCTTGAGGAGTTTAAACTCCTGTTTCATAGAGTAATGGACACGGGCTTGTACCGCACCCATGGTCTTCAAGGTTCTTTCCAACAATGCCAGAGTTGTACCGACTGGAGCGTTAGCGCTCATGTCGGAGATCTTCATGTCAGAGATAGAACCCAGACGGCGGCCTTCTTCTGTGATGCGGTCTAACAGAGTCAACAAAGTGCCACTTGGCTCTTTGTAAGGCAGCGTCATGATGTTATCTTTGATAACACCACTTGGGACATCTACGTCCCTGAACTCACCCGGTTGGATTGGTGTATCGTCACCCTTGATGCGAGCGCCACGGGCTTTCAAACCTCCGGGGAGATTGGCCAGCGTACCTGCGTCTACCAACTGACGGATCAAAGATGTACCTGCACGGGCGTAACCACCGATGATGTGGATCAAACCCATGCCGTAGAAGCCAAAGCCGGGGATGTAGCAGTAATCTACGAAATGTTGACGTTTGGCTTTCTTGCCGTCGTTCTCTATCCAGTTACGTCGAATAGCCAGAACTTTATTAGTGCCGCGATCAATTGTGATAACGTAAGGCAGACCAATACCCGTTTGCTCTCCGTCAGAGTCTTCATCTTCAAACCCTTCTAAGTCCCAGTAAACATGGACTTCCAAAAGTTGGAATCTGTCGTCATCGGTCGCTTTGTAGCCTTGCTGGTCAGCTTTTTTCTTTTCAATATCCGACAGGTACTGAACAGGCTCACCAAGATCAATGTCTCTGTAGAAACCACTAACCTGTAGGCGGCGCATTTCATTCTTGGTCTTACGCATCACATGGGTAACACGTTCTGCGTTCTGGAGATTAGAAGCTCCATACGGGACAATCATGTCTTCGGCAGGGATAAAGACTGCGACCTGACGCTCAAGGGCTGGGTCGTAGTAGACCTTCTTAAATGCAGCGCCAGCCAGACCTAAGGAGTACAACATGCGCTCATGCTCTGGGCGGTACTCAGGCATTTCCTCGGTCAGCTTGAAGTTCATGTCAGCCTGAACTCGGTCGGCTGCCTCTTCCTTCAGTCGGTCAATTGCTCCGATGATCTCTGTCTTAACAGGGCCAGCGGCAGGAAATGTCTCCATGATGGACTCTGACTGGAAGCGGATAGCAGCTTCCGTCAAAACTGTGGAGTAAACCCCGCAGGCTCCGTTCCATGGTTCTGTGCGTTCTTCGTAGTTAACTCCCAAGACTTCCAAGCCTTTGACAAAGCTTTCAGCCCAGTCTTTACGGGACATGATGTCAGCTTCTACAAGCTCCACCAGTTCAGAAGCAATCTTGCCTAATGTGCCTTCATCTAGGATTTCTGCGAGGTTGTCATCAAAATCACTGTCGTAGTCTGAGTCAGGCGATAAGATAATCTCAACGCTTTCCTCTTCAATAATGACGGGATCGTCTAATTCAACGTCCACGCCAATGTCCTCAAGAAGTTCGGAAAGACCCATAGGGGCTTGGCTGATTGCTTTGTCGATACTCATGTGAGTCCTTAATAATATTCCATGCGTCTGCGATATACGGGTTCATCCGGCTCATCTGATTCGATGGTAATGAATCCCCCTTGACGGAATCTCATCAGAGCTTGGCTTGAAGAGTCAACAAGGTCGTCATGATCGCCGTTAGGGAAGGAGGCCAGTTCATCCATCACTTCTTCAGCCCAACGAGTCTCTGGACACCAGACAACACCTGAAGCAAACAGATCGGAGATTGCGTTTACACGCGAGATCTTATCGTTTCCTTTACCCGGTGTAAACTCAGACAGAGGGATTCCCATCTTTCGCATCTCATAGATGAGCGGAGCGCCTGCGGCCCTCTTCTCAACGATCAATGTATCTGGCTCCCATTCCTGCCACAGTTCTAAAGCCATCTTCTTAAGCTCTGGGAACTCCATACGTTGTTTAAACGCATCCAAAAGAATGATGTTTGGCCTCATATCTCCGTGTTTGTTGGGGTGTTGGAAGACACCCCATGTTGTACAGGCTGAATAGTCAGCCCGATTGTTCTTTTCAAAAGCTGTATCCCAAGACTGGATGATGTATTCACATGCAGGAGCAGTATCTTTCTCCCAAATTGACCACTGGTCGCGCTTAATGATCGCGCCTTCTTCAGATGTGGGGTTTTGTTGATATTGAGCCTCCCATTTAGAGACTGGAAGCTCTGCTTTTAGCGCTTCTAGCGCGTCTTTTGACCAAAAAGCAGGCCATAAAGGCACACCAGAGGGCATGATTGCCGGGAAATCTATGATTTCCCATTGATCTACACCGTCTTTTCCTGCGTTTTTGAGAATTTGACCTGTCAAGTCACGTTTCGACCAGCGAGTCATCACAATGATAATCGCCCCGCCGGGTTGCAAACGCTGGCGCGGGCCAGATGTGAACCACTCATAGACATTATCAAACACCGCAGGGTTACCCTGTTTAGCTTCCTGCTCCGAATGAGGGTCATCAATGATCAATAGATCAGCGCCCTTACCTGTAACAGCGCCGCCAACACCGATAGCGAAGTAATCACCACCCATGTTAGTGTTCCAGCGACCTGCGGCTTTCGAATCACTCGATAGCTTTGTGTCAAATACCTTTTGATAATTCTCTGAGGAGACAAGATTCCTAACCTTTCGACCAAATCCCGTTGCTAATTCTGCGGTGTGTGCAGTCTGAATGATCTTCTTCTCAGGAAACTTACCCAAGAACCACGACGGAAGCAGATAAGAAGCAAACTCAGACTTGGTATGCCTAGGGGGCATGTTAATAATCAACCTCTTAAGGTCGCCCCTAGCGACCCTTTCAAAGGCATCTGCCATGATTGCATGATGCTTACCAGATATAAACACAGGCCACATCTGCTTGACAAAGAACAAGAATGATTCCTTGGACTTCTCAACCTTGTCCATCTCAATCAACGTCTTGATCTTACTTCTCGTCCCAGCATCAATCTTTGGATTGTCCAAAGCCTCCATGTAGTCTTTAACTTCTGCGTGGGTTAATAGACTCATAGCGCAGCCATCTCTTTGACAGACTTGTCCACCAACTTGATCGAATGAAACTTATAAGGCCGGATGGTCAAATGGCCATCCTCCTTCAGACGATGAACAATCCTGTGAACGTTTGACTTAGAACTCAATCCAATTCCTTTAGCAATAACTTCATAAGACGGAGGCACGCCATGGAGCCTAATGTACGCCCTAATGAAATCTAAGACTAATTGACGATGCTTGGTCATGTTTAAACAACATTTACAACCACAGGGTTGCCTTCAGGTTTAAACAAACTTGCAATAGCAGGCGCTTCTTCGTCGTACACGTCAGGCAGCACCAGTCGCATTCTCATCTTATGGAGGGTGTACTTCTCTTTGACAAACCGGTAGTTTCCAGTAGCAAAGTCATACTCAACTCCCTGCGGGATAAAAGGAGCTTTTTCATTTGAATCCTCTATGGCCTCGCTGGTCAGCCAAGTCTCACCAAACTCCACAACCTCATGACTTGAAAAGGTTGGTTTA